ATGTTAGATAAAGACTTAGATCGAGTTAATATCTATGCAAAAATTAAAGCTAAAGTATTAAGTAAGAAAGTTAAGGATATTATTGATGATGTGGTTAATCAAGACTTTGATGGTTTGGGAGCTAACGATGCCAATTAACTTTAAAAAAGTTACATTCAATGATCGTATAGGTGTTAGTATTAAACCTGACATGGTTAGACAAGACTTAACTATGAAGTCTAATCAAGGTTACTTAGGTCAAATAAAAGATAACAAAGGCTATACAATGACTGAACAGTCTATTGATGTAGATATAGATGGTAAAAAAGTTCTTATGCCTTTACTAGTACCTGGTCTTAACAATGAAGAGATTAATGCTATTAAAGCAGGTAAAAATGGTGATCCTATTCTTATTAAGTCTGCTGAAGATAAAGCTATTGAGCATGGTAAGCAACGTATTAAAGAAGGCAAGAGCCCTTTCTTTGAGGATAAATCACAGAGCATTACATTAGAGTCTGACGAAGTACTTATAAACAAAGATACTTCTAATCAAAGACTAGATAAAATAGATAAACTTTTAGAAGCTAAAGGTTATTCTCCACAAGCTCGTGCAGGTATTATGGGTAATATTATGAAAGAATCTTATGATGTTGGAGATAAAGGAGCAAACTCATATAATTACAATACTAAACAAGGAGGTGGTGGACCTGGTATTGGAATTTTTCAAATGGAAAAACGACCTGAAGGAGATAAAGGTAATCTCAGAATGTATGATGCTTATGAAGGTTGGTTAAAACGAAATGATAAGCAAGACTCTATAGAATCTCAAATAGATTTTATGGATGATGTAGTTCAAGGTAAAGATAAAGCTCATATTAAATATGAAGGTGATGCTTATTTAGGAGCAGGTAATGCTAAAAAATTAAAAGAAGGTTTAGCTAATTCTAAAACAACAGAAGAAGCTGCTGATATTTTTATGCGTATGTTTGAAAAACCTGCAGATCAAAGTAAAGAACAGTTAAAAAGTAGAGTAGATAAAGCTAACGAATACTATAATGTATCCAATTAATCTGTGGAGTCTGGGTAGTAGTATATCTCTACTAAGTCTTTGGGAAGAAAAATATGGTCTTCGTGAAGACACGACCAATCATTCTTTGGATAGTGTTTCATCGCATACTCAAACGCAGACTCGCAAGTAGCAAAGTGTCCCACGTATTGTGGGGGTGTGATCTCTCTACTTACATCAAACATAATAACTAGTACGTATTCAAGTAACATCTTTTTTCCAGTACACGTGATCAATACCTGCTGCAGCATTAAGATAACGTGCTATAGTAAATAATAAATCAGATAATCTATTCAGATAACGTAATGTAATTGGATTAACATTACCTAAAGCTATACAACTTCTCTCTGCTTTACGGCACATAGCTCTAGCTACATGTATTTGAGCTGCTGCTTTGCAGCCTCCTGGTAATATAAACTCTCGTAGTATATCTAATCTGCTTGTTAAATCATCTATTGTTTTTTCTAAGTATTTTACTTTAGTTTCTTCTGTACTATTAGTACCTGGTGTAGCTATTTCTCCACCTATATCGAATAGATTATGTTGTATTACATGTAATACATCACGTATTATTTTAGGTACTTCTTCTGTTAGTGACAGTCCTATAAAAGAATTAAGCTCATCTAGTGAGCCTATACTGTCTATTCTGATAGACGATTTACTTACTCTTTGTCCAGAGACTAAGCCTGTTGTGCCATCGTCACCAGACTTTGTATATATTCTAGCCATTGGGTACCTTTATTATCATGATTGGTTTTTCTAGCTTCTGGGTATATTTAATTGCATAGTGAGTGCCTTTGCTTTTAGTATCCCAGATTGCTAGAACTCTATCTGCATTGTCTAGCATTTGTTTAGTACGTATAAAGAAGTACTTGCTATCAAACTCTACACTGCTATCTAGTAAATGATATGGTAGGAACTCTACCACATCATGCCCATGTGACTGGGCATAATGTTTTGATAGAGGATCTACACCTTTAGCACTACCTATTAAGAAAGTTACGGAAGAGGAAGGGAGCTCTTTAATAAACTTATCTATAATAGGTAATACTTTATCTGCAGAATTAAGGCTTCTGCTACCTACAACACACACTTTCATGACTTAAACCATGCTACTTGGATTCGTAATATCAATAGATCTATGAGACAGTAGCTAATCATCTGATCATTTACTTCTGCCTCAGTAAACTCTATACCTAATTGTACTCCACATATTGGTTGTAATGTTGCTATCATATAATTTCACAGCTTCCTGATGAACACGCAAGTTCTTGTGTACCTGTAGTGTTATCGTCTTGTTCAATAAATGTACTCCAATCTAGTATTTTAGGAGTAACTTTTTCTAAAGCTTTAACTTCATCTAAGGTAGCATCTTGGTAGGGTGCTTGTTGATATGTATGATCACTATGTGGTAAGAATGATACACCACTGATTTCATCAAAGTGTTTCCATACCCATGCACCTACTTCTACCCATTCTTTATCTCGCACTGTTACAGTAACTGATGGTTTATGTTCACACCAATGTTTTTGATATATTAACCATAGTTCTAACTGTTCAATAGCTGTCTTACTGTTCCGAGTCAGTGCTCCTTTAGGGGCCCTGATCGGAAAACTAAACACAGAAGTAGATTTAGGATTTCTTTTACAATCTTCATGATGTACACCTGCATCAATTAGAAAATCTGTAATAGGATCTTTTTTATCCATTCTAATAGTTCTAATATACTGATCATTATGACGAGCGTGAATGCCACTAGCAGAGTCTACCAATTGAGATACTGTACCACTAGGTTTAACACATGTAATACTTGTTGATAAAGGTATATCAAGTATTGAAGCATATTCATAGTTAGTTTCTCTAGCTACATCTCTTAACCTTTCTAACATTTTAGGATCAGGATTAGAAGTAATCTTAGCATCCATAATACCTGTTAGTGATACACCTAATAATCTTTCTTCTTCAGTATTCTGTTTCCATTCTGCTGATAAGAATTTAAAGTCTGTCATTGTAGATTGAATAGTACCTAATAAAGTAGCTAATTTAATCTTACGTTTTAAACTTGCTTCTGTATCGTCTGCCCTGACAACAACTTCTGTAAGATTACAGAATTGTTTATCTCGTAGGATAATCTCGCTACAAGGGTTCGTTCCGTAGCTAAGATTTGGATCTCTTCGTCCCCACTTAGCGGCTTGATTTTGTGCAGCAATTCGATTAAACATTCCTCGTTCACCTGATTTAGACTTGACCAAAGATAACCATTCTTCCATGAAAGTCTCACTGTCAGGTGTTTCTGTGTAGGCAACGGAGTTATTTGCAAGACCTCTATAAGGGTAGTTTTCTGGTTCATACCATGCTCCCATTTTAGCTTCACGCATTCTGCGATCAGTCAAGTTTGATAAAGAGATAAGAGCAGATCGTCTGACACCACCGACCACAACGATCTGTCCTATCATACACATAATGTCATGTACTTCGATAGACGAAAGCTTACGACCTTTAGCCTGTTTGAAAGTTTCTATTACAAAATCAAATAGTTGTTTCAGTGGTTCTGGTCCACTTGCTCTTCCTCCAAAGGTCTTGAGGCGAGCACCTGCAGGTCTTACTTTAGAAAAGTCAAAGTTAGGTATATCACCCTCATATAGATGAGAAATTAACTTTTTAAAGGCTTTAGCCCATCCTAACTTGCTGTCTTCGACTACAATAACATCATCACATAACTCTACTTTTTCTGGTACTTCTGGTAGTCTGTTGATCTCTTGTCGTTCACAACTAAAGCCTACACCTGTACCATTCATTAAAATGTATAGAGCTTCTGAAAAAGCTCGTTTGTTATTAACAGCTAAGTAACTACAGTTATATGCTGCTATATTATCTCGTTCACATGCCTCACCTGCTGTCATTAGTAAACGCATAGAAGGCATTACTTCTAGATTAAGTACTGCTGTACGCAGTTTTTCAATGTCTTTTTCTAGTGTAGGTGTTTTAGTTTTAAGGTACGTAATTAGTCTGTCAACTGTTTCATCCCATGTCTCTCTTCTGTTTTTTTCTGGTATATATCTAGCATATCTTGATGAGTGTATTACTTGTTGGTATAAAGTAGGTAACTCTTTACTTGTCATCGTAGTCATAAAAATCAAACCCTTCTTTGTTATCATTAATTAATTCTCGAAGAATATCTTGATGTTCTTCTATCCTGTCTAAGAACTTATTAACTATATCTTCAGCATTAAGCCCAAGGGTTTCTACTAAAGTAACTTCATCTACATTATATAATTCTTCTATAAGTTCTGAAAACGTAAGCATTATTTCTTCTCTTCTTTCTTTGTATCTTCTTTTTTATTTCTAAAGATTCTATCAAAGTTCTCTTCAAACTTTTTATTATTAGCTTTAGAATTAAACTTAGCTTGTTCAAACTGTGTCATTATTTAACTCCTTTAGCATCTCAATAAAGTGTATTGCTTTATCTAGATCTTGTACTCCACCTTTATCTCGCCAACGGCAGAGATATTTAATTGCACATCCTTCAATAAAAGGTATGTTATTTTTGTATATAAACTCTGTAGGTTGTATAGCAAATTTAGAGTAATGCTTACCACCTACTTGTTTTTTCAAAGCTTGTACCATTAGTATATCACCTTTTTCTTCTTTTGTCAAGAGAATAATTTTTATTTACGTAATTTAATGAGACTGCCATTTCATCAAAGCTACCATTGTTTACTTCATGTAGTACATAGAAGCCTCTCCAATGTTGATTACCTTGTATATTTAGATAGTCTTCATTGTGTTCATAGCAACTACCTGCTATGATAGCTGTGATTTCAGAACCATCTGCTTTTCTAGCATAGGCAATTTGTCTACCTTGTTGATGTCCTGCGAAACATGACATGTGTTTTTTGTTGAGTAAAGCCTGTGCTGATGTAACTGGTCTGCCCATGACACCACTAGCAAAATAATGAGAGTAAGCAATACCATCAACCACAACCACGTCAAGAAAATCATACACTTCCCAACCATACTGTTCATAATTTAAGTCCTCTATACTGATTAGATCTTCTAACTTACGATCATATTCTACTGCTCGTGTTATACGATCCTCATGATTACCTAGAGTTAGTATCATTCTAGGCTTGTAAACTTTCTTTTTAAGCTTACGTTGCTTCTCTTGGAACTTATGTAATGGACCAAGCAAAGCTTCCATACCTTTATGTACTGCACGTACATCTGCTTTGTATGTTCTACCTTCAAATGATTTCTTACCTGTATCATATGAAGATAGACTAGGCATATCAGCAAAGTCACCTATACAGACTATGACCTCTGGTAGTTTCTCTACTATATATCTACCTATGTTTTCTAAATATTTAACTGATTGATTAGGTTTAACCTGACAATCTGGTATAACTAAATGTTTCATTGTAACGTACTCCCTTCATCCATACCTTGGATTTGTAATTCAGCATCACCTTCACTTACTTTGATGATACCATGTCGAATTAGATCTTGTATAGCATAATCCATTAAGAACTCAGCTTCATCTTCTGATACGGAAAAGTCAAAGTCATAAGATCCATCATCGTTTTTTCTTAAGTTTTTTAAAATCATTTATCCAATCCTCTCTATAGTCTAGCCATAAGAAACCATTCTTTTCTGCCCACATAGCATATGTAGTTTTACTTCGTTTAGTTATCTTATTGCCTGCGTTCATAAATAAAAAGACTATCGTTATATGTGGATTAGACTCTTTAAACCACACCATCTTTTGTCTTGTTGCTAAGTCTAGTTTGCCCTTAGCTTCTATGTAAATATTAGGTCCCATCTTAAAGTCAGGGATATATTTACGATGTATTACTGGTTGTATGTAGTCA